CAATCTGGGCGTTCGCAATTCGCGAAAGGCGAAAGTTATCGTTTTCCGCTAAACCGTAGTAACTCGTAGTAACTTCGCTATACATGATTGCCACACTGCGATTCGACCTGAGCGACCCGGACGACGCCCGCGAGCATCGCTACGCCCTCGCGGGACGCGAGGCGTTGATCGCCCTGGAGCTGATCGACAACCGCTGTCGGGCCGTCCTCAATCACGGCGAGCCGACGCCTGAGACGGCGAAGATCGTGGAAGAGATACGGGCGCTGGTGCCTTACGAATTGACCAGCCTGCTGGTGTAGTTGCACTACAGAGCGAACATCGCGTCGTTGGGGGCATTTCAGAATTGGACGCGGCGCGTAGCATCGGGGGATGGCCCAGCCGAAGCTATCCGTCGTGCCTTGTGACTTCGATGAGGCCGTTGCTTTCGTTGCTCGCCACCATCGGCACCACAAGCCGCTGAAGTTCCACAAGTTCTCGTTGGCCGTTGCCGACGAGGGCGGGACAGTGCGGGCCGTGTGCATGGTCAATCGGCCGACCGCAAGGATGCTCGACGACGGGATGACGCTCGAAGTCACGCGGCTCGCCAGCGACGGCTGCCCCAATGCCTGCTCCTGCCTCTACGGGGCCGCCTGGAGAGCTGCAAAGGCTCTCGGCTACGGCAGGCTCATCACATACATCTTGGACGACGAGCCGGGCGTAACGCTCAAGGCTGCGGGCTGGAAATGCCTTGGACAGAGAGGCGGCGGCAGTTGGTCAGTGCCGAGCCGTCCGCGAGTGGACAAGCACCCGCTACAGAAGAAGCTCCTATGGGAAGCAGGGTAACACGACAATGCCTCACGCAAACGGCGACGAGACGCTTGGAGAGTTGGCCGACCGCATGATCCGCGAGTGCGCCATGTGGCGTGAGCGGGCAATGCGGCTGGAGATGACGCCAGAGGAACGGGATGCCTTGTCTTGGTTCACTGGTGGCCGAGGGCCAGTTTGCCCCCGCAACCTAGCGATCATTCGCGGGCTTGTTGAGAGACACAGGCAATGACCAGCCAGTGCGCTATAGCGGCGAGAGACGGCCGCCACCCCCTCACTCGCGCCCGCCGTCCGTGCCATTCTGCTAGGGAATCCACACGCGGCTCCAGAGCAGGCCAATGGCGAGCAAACTTCGCGAAATAGCAGACGCCCTAGCGGTCAGCCTCGCAGCCGAGACGTGGTCGATTACCTCGACAACCGTCGAGCGAAAGAACTGGGTTCAGGTCGAGCCTGAGCAGATGCAAAACCCGGTCGTCTACGTCGTGCCGGGCGGATCCGAAGTGACCCGCATCGGCAGGACGAATTGGCAGTCGGACGATTCGATCACGATCTACGTCGGCCGCCACGTTTCGAGCGACGCCGAGATCGACGATATGCACGACCTGGCGGACGAGCTCATGGTCTATATCCGCTCGACCGACTTAGAGAACACATCGACCACGCCGCAAAACGTGTCGATTGAGATCAACCCAGACGACGCCCTCACCGAGCGGAACGTCTGGCGGGCGGTGATCGTGGCGACCTACCGCACGCTCTCTACGGACTGAAATGGCGAGCATCATCAGGGCGAGCCGAGCGTTTATCCGCCCCGGCATGATCGGCGGCAATCGCCGAGAGTTGTCGGCTGGCAGCCGGGCAGAGCTCGCCTTCCGCGTGAAGGTTCGCGGCAACTTCTTTGATCGCGTGAAGGTTCGCCGCATGGTCGACGACATGACCTATCGGTCGCTCTACAACGCCGGGTACGCCGTGAAGCAGGCGGCAAAGAAGGGCATCGGCAGTGCGGCCCCCAAGCAGACAAAGGCCGGAAACAAGGCTGTCGGCTCCGGGGCCGTCGTGGAGTTCCACGGCGGGCTCTACCGCGACCTGACCATGCTATCGAGCGGAAAGCCTCGGCTTCCGGGGAAGCCAGCGAAGTCGTGGGCTCCGAAGCGGTGGCTCTACTACAGCGTGGTCGACACGATGAATCGGGGAATGTTCGGGATGCCGACCGTCGTGATCGGCACGCAGCGCACACCGTGGCTTGCCAGACTCCATGAGTTCGGCGGCACGCTCCAGTTGACCGCCTACAGGATTGGCGTCGGGGCGGCGCGGAACGCCTACCTGCGGCGATCTGCCGGGAGCAGCGGGGCAGGGCGTGACTCCAAGGGGAGATTCACCAAGGGCGTGAGCCTCGGGCCGCAAAAAAACCAGTACGAATATGGCGCTCTGATGTGGGCCAACAAGCGGCCCCGGTTCAGCCGCAACTGGGAGCGGACGACCATCACCAAGGCTGCCCGCTACCCGGCCCGCCCGTTCATGCAGGGGGCCGCCGGAGTCCAGAAGGCTGTCGCCAAGGCGAACGTGAAGTTCCGCAATATGCTCCGCAGGGCAGGCTGACACCCCCTACGGTCGCCGCCCTGTCGTTCCTAGTTTGAGCGTATCGCCACACGCAGGCGACTACGCACACACAGGAGGGCAGAAATGTCCGGCTCGTTCACCATCGTCCTCGGCAAAGACGTGACGCTCACCGGCATCACCGGGGCTCGCAGTTGCACCGTCTCGTCGTCTGCCAGCGAAATCGACACCACCACGCTCGGCGGGCTGACGCACCGTCGATTTTCCAAGGGTCTGGCCGAGCAGACCATCGAGATCGAGTGCATCGACACCCCCGGCTGTGCGGCCGGAGACACGATCACCATCGGCGGCACCGAGACAGGCAACGCCTCGTACATCGTTACGAGCGTCGCCCAAGCCGAGCCAATCGACGGCATCGTCACCTACACAGTTTCCGGCACCCGCGCCCCAGCCACCACCTGATCACTAGGAGCCCATACACATGGCAGTCACCCTCGGCCGCAGCGGCTCGCTTTCCGCGCCTTACGGCGGCAACATCATCAGCGTCACCAAGACCGTCGAGTCGGAGGCGGTCGATATCTCCAACCGCTCCAACACTTCGGGCGGCTACCGGGTCTCACAGGCTGGCTTTAAGTCCGTGACCTGGGAGATCGAGTGCCACGACCCCGGCACTGCGATGACGGACCTGCTGGACGCCAACGCCGACAACGGGGCAACCGTGACCAGCGTGACCGAGAACATCAGCGTCGACGGTGCCGTGACCTTTACGATCACGGTCAGGGGCGGAACCTGACCCGTGGCGATCACGCTGGGGAAGGACTGCTCGATTTCGTTGGGCGGCAACATCGCCAGCGCGCGGAGCGTCACCATTACGGAGACGGCTCGAACGATCGACATTGAGGCGTTCGGGTCGCGGATGGTCGAGGTTTACAACACCGGCTACGACGCGACCGTATCGGTTGAGTTGAACGACGCCAGTGACATCAACTTCGACCTGCTCGAAAACGGCACGTCGATCACCGTGTCGGGCGGCTCTGGCAATTGGTCGTTCCCGGCGGTCGTGACAGGCATCTCGGAAGCCTTTTCCGTTGACGGGGTCGCTACGTTCTCTGTTGAGTGCAAGATGACCCGCACAGGACTGAGGTAGCCAATGCGTGAGTTCAAAGATGACGAGGGCAGGCCGTGGCGGCTGGCGTTGACTGTGGCGTCGGCGTTGCGAGTGAAGGACATGGTTTCGGTCGACGTGACCGACGAGGACGGCACCAGGCGGACGGTTCCGTTTGACTTGGTCGACGCCGCCTCGATCTCGCAGACGTTCCAAGTGTTGCGAACGCAGTACGCCAAGATAGGCGAGACGCTCTACGCAATCCTTGTGAAGCAGGTCGCGGAGAAGGGGCTAGACAAAGAGTCCTTCCTCGAAGGTCTGCGGGGCGATGCTCTCGACGCAGGCGTCAAAGCATTGGAGGCCGAGCTTGTCGATTTTTTCCCGCCGCGCCTCCGCAAGATGATCGGACTTCTCGCCGCCAAGATGGACGAAGTGGCAGGCGAGATGCTGACGAAAGCGGAGGCGGGTCTGGAAGCCGCGAGCGCGGAGACGCTGATCGCACAGTCTGGGACACCATCTGGGAAGCCGCAGGAATCCTCGGCGTCCACCCCGGCAAGTGGACCCTCCGGCAACTCCTCCTCGCTAGAGACAGCCGCCTAGAGCATCAGTGGTGGCACACGGCCAACCTCATCGCCCAACAAGCCAACATTCACAGAGACAAGCACAGCCCAAAGGCAGACCCGAGAAAGTTCAACCCGTTCGCAAAGACGAAGAAGCCCAAGGCGCGAGAGGCAACTCCCGAGGATCTTGAGCGGCTATTCGGCAAAGACTGGGCCAAATACGCATGAGCAACGCTGGAGCAATCAAAGGCGGCGGCGTATTCGTCGAGATCGGGGCTGACCCGCGCAAGTTCTTTGCTGCCCTCAATCGCGTCAACAAGGCGATGGGCAATATGGGCCGTTCGCTCGCCGGGGCGGGAGCGAAACTCGGCGGAATAGGCGTGGCGACACTCGCGCCGTTTGCGGCTGCGGTGCGGCAGGGGACGGCATATCAGTCGACGCTGTTGAATATCCAGGCGTCGACCGGGGCGACTGCCCAAGAGCTCGACCGGCTGAAGTCGGCATCCATGCAGATGTCGCAGGCGATGGGCGTCGGTCCGACGCAGATCACTAACTCGTTCCTCGAACTGCTCAAGGCGGGCATGAGCGTTGAGCAGGTTCTTGGCGGGGCTGGGCAGGCGGCGATTGAGTTTGCGACGGTCGGCCAGATGGACGTGGCCGAGGCTGGCGTCGTGATGGCTGATGCGATGAAGGTCTTTGGCGTCACCGCTGACGTGGCGGCCAATGCGATCTCCTCAGCGGCAGATGCTTCGAGCACGTCGATTCAAGGTCTGTCGCAGGCGTTCTCGCAGGTGTCGGCGGTTGCTGCCCTAGCGAATCAGTCGATTGGCAGTACGTCGGCAGCCCTGGCGATCCTTGCCAACGCTGGCGTGAAAGGCAGCGACGCTGGCACTTCGCTCAAGACGATGCTCCTGCGTCTCATGGCACCGGCAGACGAGGCTGTCGGTGCGCTCAAGTCAATCGGCTTGTCTGTGTCGAGCTTCCGCAATGCGGACGGCTCCATGCGTTCGCTCGTCGACATCATCGGCACGCTCAACGGTGCGCTCGCCGGACTGGACCAGGCCGCGAAGGACGACATCTTCCGGCAAATCTTCGGGGCCGATGCCATTCGTGCGGCCGCGATCCTGACGAGCACGGGCGTCCAAGGCTTCAACGACATGACCGCCGCGATGGGCGGGGCGATGTCGGTGGGCGACAAGTTCAAGACGATGATGAGCGGCCTGGCTGGGGCGGCTGGAAACATCTTGTCGGCGCTTGAGCGATTCGCCATCGCAATCTCGGACGCTGTCGGCCCGGCGTTAATGTCTCTCGCAACGCCGATCACCGGACTCGTCAACGGCCTGACCGAGTTCGCCACCAAGAACAAAGAAGCGGTCGCGACAATCGCCAAGTTCGGCGTGTCGGCGATTGCCATCGGCGGCGCTCTCACTGGGCTGGGCCTGTCGCTCCAAGTGACTGCCTTCGGGATGGGTGGACTCACAAAGGCTGCCGCCCTTCTTCTCTCTCCGCTGACGTTGCTCGCGAGCAACGTCACGCTCGTCGGAAAAAGTTTTGCGCTGGCTATGCCGCACACGATCAAGCTCGCCAGCACGATTGCTTCGTCCATGCTGGCTGCGTCGGCATCAGTGCTGTCGTTTTCGTCGACGGCCGTGAGTGCAATGGCGGTTTTCGCTGCGTCGTCTGCCGCAAGTGCTGCTGCGTTTGCCGCTTCGACTATCGCCAACTTGGGGCGCATGGGCGGTGCTGCCGCCACGGCAGCGCAAGCAATTTTCCCGGTGTTCTTTACGGGATTCGGCCGAGCAATGTCAGCAGGCGAAGGGTTTTTTGCGGCGACATATCGCGGATTTCGCGGCATGGCGATGGCGTCCGCTGGCGTCCGCTCTGCTATGGCTGCGATTTCGGCAGGGAGTTTCGCGAAGTTTGCCGGAGACATCGTTTATGGGCTCCAGTTGACCTACAAGGCGTTTACTTGGTGGGCGTCTGGGGTGGCGTCCAAATTGGCCGTGTATTCCGCAAGCGTTGTCTCGGCAGCAGCAGCACCGATGGCGAAGTTTGCGGCCGACATAACGTATGGCCTGCAACTCACCTTTAAGTCGTTCACTTGGTGGGCGTCTGGCGTCACCGCCAAACTTGCTGCATACGCTGGCGGCACGGCCACTGCGGCTGCGGCCAGTGCTGTAAACGCCGTGCGGTCTGGAGCGGCATGGGTTTCGTCCGCGCTGCCGGGAGTGCTCGCGTTTGTTGGCGGCGCGTTGTCTGGCATTGCTGCCTATTTGGGTGCTGCCGCATCTGCTGTCGCGGGCTCAGTCGCATCGGCTGCCGCAGTTGCCGCTGCGTGGCTGGCACCGTTGGCTCCATTCCTGGCCCTCGGGGCTGCGATTGCTGGCGTCGGTGCTCTGGTCTATTCGTTCCGTGATCAGATCGGCGCTGCGTTTTCGGGCGTTGTTGGCCTCGTGGGGCAGGCATCAGAAGCGATTGGCGGCGGGCTTACCCAAGCGGCGGCTGACGGGATGATCGTCCTGTCTGATCTCGCCGCAACCGCCATGACCACATTCAACGGTATCTACGAGGCTGTAAGCGCTGGCGACCTAGCTGGAGCGATGGATGTCCTGTGGGCCGGGCTGACGGCAGGTTGGCTGCGCGGCGTCGAAGGACTGATGGGCTACGTCGACCCGTGGATCGCAGCGTTCCAAAATACGTTTACTGTCCTTGGGGCCGAAATCTACAAGGCGTGGGACACGACTTGGGTGACGGTGGGCAACGCCTTCCGCACGTTCGGTGCGTACCTGCAAGGCGTCTTCGACAACATCGTCAACGGCGTCCTCTCGCAGTGGGACAACCTGGAAGCGGGCATCCTCAAGTCGTGGAATTACATTCAGTCGTTTTTCAGGAAAGGCTTTGATCTCAAGAAGGAGAACGAGAAAGTCGACAGCGAGATGGCTGCCCGCAAGCGCAAGCGAGAGCTTGAGCGACCTGGGATCGCTGGTCGCACGGCCGAAGCGGAGCGGCAAAACGAGCAGGACAGGAAAGACCTCGCCGACCGCAAAAAGGCTGTCGACGAAAACACGCAGGCCACCATCGACGCCCGCGACGCTGCAAATCAACAGCGTGCCGACGAGCGACGCGCTAACACGCAGGCTGCCGAGGCTAATCTTGCCGACGCCACCAGCGGCGTGACGGAGCGGAGCCGCGACGCAGCCACCGCCGCTGAACTGATGAAGTCGCTCGGCTCGGCTACATCGCTCGAAGAGATCACAAACATCGGCGCGAGCATTGACGCCCTCTTGGAGAGAGGCAACGTCGGCTCTGAGCTGGAGGCAAAGCTGCTCGACTCCTACTATGCAGCCTTCTCGCGGATCAACGTCGCTGCCGCCTCTGCGTCTTCTGCGGACAAGGCGAGGCAGGCGGAGCAGGGGGCAGGCGCTGCCGGTGTGGGCGGCCCTAGCCAAGGCGAGGTGGCCGGGACGTTTTCGTCGGTCGCCTTGGGTGGCATGGGCTTCGGCAGTAGCCTCATGCAGAAGGTGGTCGACTACGGCAAGCGGACGGCCGAGGCCACGGAAGAAATGGCACGCAATGGAGCAGAGGTCGCCGCCTAATGGCACAGTGGATCGAAGATAACGCCAGCCGCTCCGCGACGATCTACCGTCTCGGCAAGAAGGCCACGTCCACGATGACGCGGTCGTACAAGGTCTTCGGCTACATAGACGACGTGTCGCTGCACGCGGACTGTAACCAGCGGATTTCCAGCACGCTCCGGTTTTGGCAATACCCAGGTGCCAACGTCCAACTCCAGGCGGAAGCGTATTCGGTCGACTACCTCGGCGATGACGCTTGGCACGTTGAGATTCAATACGAGAAGATCGGGGCAGACGCTAACGAGCCAGACCCGATGCGGCGGTCGCGCTCGTTCGACACGTCGGGCGGTATGTCCCACATTACGCAGGCTGACGGCGGCAAGATCACGTCGAATGGCGGGACGACCACGCGAACCGGCACTGAGCGGCGTTTTCCGCCGTCCGCCCCGAGCATGGATTCCGCAATCGGCGTCGACGACAACGGCGTGCAAGGCGTCGACATTGTCGTTCCCGCCCTGACGTGGACGGAAACGTATGACGTAAAGAGCACCTACGTCACGAGCAATTACATCAAGAGCGTGGCTGCCCTGACCGGCACGACCAACGGCGCAGCGTTCAGGACATTCGAGGCAGGCGAGGTGCTCTTCCTGGGCGCGAGCGGTTCGCAGGAGTGGGATAGCGAAAAGGGCGACGGCCCGTGGTCGCTCTCGTTCAAGTTCGTTGCGTCCAAGAATCTGACGGGCCAGACCATCGGCTCGATCACTGGCATCGAAAAGAAGGGCCACGAATATCTCTGGGTCCGCTACGAAAGCACGGTGAGCGGCAGCGATCTGGTTAAAAAGCCGAAGTACGTCTACGTCAACACGGTCTATCGTGAGGGCGACTTCTCGGGTCTCGGCATCGGGACAACCTAATGGCCCGTAACGACGGACGCATCGAGCCAGGGCAGAAGCTCGCCGGGGCGATCTCTGCGAAAGCGTGGAACCGCGCACAGGATGCAGCGGATCGCGTGCTCGGTGCTGGCACTGGCTTCGCGGCTGGCGGATCGCAAGACGGCTCCGCCCCGTACACGTTTGTCTATGCGAAGAACGCCACCGGCGGCACTGTCGCCCGCTGGGGAATCATGTCGATCACTGGCGTCGAGATCACGCCCACCAGCACGAGCGGCGGGGCGACGGCCCAGTTTGAGCAGATGCCGGTGATCACGGGTGGCACGCCGTCTGCGACCACAACGGCCTGGTGCGTGGCTGTCGAACCGATTGAGAGCAACAAAATTGGTCGCGTGGCGGTGGCTGGTGTTGTGCAGTGCAAGGTTGCAGACCTCGGCAAAGCATCTGGCGCTCATGTTCTGTGGAAAAACAGCGATTGGGCGCTTGTCCGAATCAATGCTGGACTGGTTCGCGGGACGTTTAGTGGGACGTGGAGCAAGGGCAGCACCACCACAGTCACCGACGCAGTCTTGTCTGGCGCGACGTACACGGCGAAAAACTACTTGGCGACCATCTCTGGCTCAACGTGCCTGATTACTTACGTTGCCGAAGAGTGGGTGCTCATCGGCTGGGATTGGCACGCACTGGCTGGGTACTCAGCAGGATCGCAGCAGGTACTTGCGCATGCCGCGAATGGCGGATTGTCTTGGATCAACACGACGGCCTGCACATGACACCCATCGCCACGAAGAACGGTTCGATCATCGTCAAGGACGGGAAGGTTGCGGAGAATTGCGCCTGCTGTGCTCCTCCGATGCCGATGCCGTGTGGATGCGCGAGCCAGGAAGCCTACGACCTCATAAAAAACAAAATAATACAGCTCTCATTTTCTGGTTTTGGTTTTAATAGTTCGCTCGGTGGGGACGTGTTTGAGCCAGACTGCGGACCGTGTTCATCTCAAATACCGAGCTTCACACCATCCGCTGCTTTATCTGCGGCGTGGTCGTCGCACTTTAATAACATTGTTGCGACTCTGTCGTTTGATAGCGCAACAGCCAACGAGATTACCTGGAGGGGCGAGTCGTCTACGATGTCTTCGCCAAGTGGTGGAACCGTCAAGTATTTTTTTTACGCAATCGCGGGATGTGGTTATTTTTTTGTTTCTACAGACGCAACGCGAGGTTGTCAGCAAAACACCGGATTCACGAGTCTTACGTCCGCAACGGCAACGAACGGCCCGATCTCTTTTGCGCCGGGAGTTGCAAGCGGCATCCCAGAGTTTGTAGCTCCTTACACAAACTGCGGTAGTCTTTCGGTACCTAGCGGACTAATAGGAGGAACTATATTTTCGCAAGTGTTCTGCGCGCAAACGGAGGCAATCGGATGCCTTGGCGCTAGGGAATGCTCCAATCAACTAAGATGGAGTTTTGCTGGACAA